CACACACAAAGCAAGTTAAGGCCGCTGCGGTTCTTAACAACGCATTTACCGCAGGCGCAACAGCAGGCGGTGACGGTGTTGCTTTATGTGCAACCGACCACCCACTTACAAGTGGTGGTACGTTTGCCAACGAACCTGCAACTGCTGCTGACCTGAACGAAACATCTCTTGAAGATGCTTTGATTAGTATTGCAGGATTTGTTGATGAGCGTGGTTTGAAAATTGCTTTACGTGGCATGAAGTTGTTGGTTCCAAGACAACTGCAATTTGTTGCAGAGCGTTTGATGGTTTCAAACCTTCGTGTTGGTACGGCGGATAACGATGTAAATGCTCTAAGATCAATGGGTATGTTGCCAAACGGTTACGCCGTTAACGACTTCCTAACTGATCCAGATGCATTCTTCATCTTAACAGACACTCCCCGTGGATTTATTCACTTTGAGCGTCTAGGTTTATCCACAAACATGGAAGCAGATTTCGACACAGGTAACATGCGTTATAAAGCTCGTGAGCGTTACAGCTTTGGCTTTAGCGATCCACGCTGCGTATTTGGTTCACCTGGAGCTTAATCTGTGATATAAAGAGGTATTACCTCCGTAGTGATTGGGGCGACTTCGGTTGCCCCTTTTCTATTCTTTCTTCGTGCATTGCTTGAATTACCCGAACTAAATCCATGTATGCTTTTATCATAGCATTCATTTCATGGTTTCCCCTTATCCACCTGTCTTGAGGGATTCCACGCAATGCACGTTCACATATTTTGTCTGCTATTTCAAAGTGTTCATGATTTTCAATTTTTGGTCTATCCAACATTATTACCTACCCTGTTATTGAGTCTTTTAAATTAAATCAAAGTGCTGTATGATGCAATCATCCCTGACAGTTGCATGGGGCAACTGACTAACCCAAGACAGGAGATCGACATGGGTACAACAACTTTTTCTGGTCCTATTAAAGCAGGGACCATCAAAGAAACTACGGGTACAACCCTTGGTTCAAATATTAAAAACACTGGTCAAGTAGTAATGTCTCAGACATTTGCAGCAGATCTGTCTGGTGGTGCATTAGCTGCACAAGTCACAGACGTTGTCATTCCTGCAAACTCTCAGATTATTGATTGTGTGCTTGACGTTATTACAGCAGCAAGTGGGGCTACAAATATAAGTGTGGGAGACACAGTTGGTGGTGCAGCAACTCTTGTAAATACATTTGCTATCGGGACTACGGCGGGACGCAAATATCCAACTACTCAATCTGGTGGTGCATTAGCATGGGAAGACACAGGAACAGCGGATATTCGTTTGACTGTAACTAACTCCGCTGCAACATCTGCGGGTGAAATCCGTATTACCATTTTGTATGCTCAAAACAATAACCTTGGCTAATAGGAGGGCTTCATGGCTGCTTCTATTTTTACAAAGACAGCTACGGCAACCGGGACATTACAGGGTGGTCGAACCAGACTGAAAGCATTTTATGTAAAGACTGCGGGTAGTGGTTCACCTGCTATTGTGTTTAAAAATGGTTCATCAGGTGCAACTTTGTTGTCTATGGTTTTTCATCAAAGTGATGATAACCAAATCACTATTCCAGATCATGGAATAATTTTTGATGACGAGTGCCATGTAACACTTACCAACATTGACTCAATCACTGGATTCTTTGGGTAGCACAATGGCAGAGCGTAAACGCGATAAGATGCCAAAAAGAAACAAGAAAAATTTCCGCCCCACAAAGAAAGGGGCGGGAATGACTGAAGCGGGTGTGAAAGCATACCGTCGTAAAAACCCAGGATCTAAATTAAAAACGGCTGTAACTGGTAAGGTAAAAAAGGGAAGTAAAGATGCAAAGAGGCGTAAGTCTTTTTGTGCTCGATCTGCGGGTCAGATGAAGAAGTTTCCAAAGGCAGCTAAGGATCCAAACTCACGTTTGCGACAAGCTAGAAAAAGGTGGAAGTGTTGAACAAACAAGTCACGATAGCTCTTATAACAGCTTTTATCCTTGGTGTTGGGGGTGTTGGTTACAGTTGGGCTGATTGGGTCACAAAGACTCTAATCGCTGTAGATAAACGAACAGAGGTCATGGCCTCACAAATTGATTTTATGAAAACTCAAATGGAGATTAGATATGGCAATCTCGAGGGCGCAAATGCGACGGCAAGTATCCAAGCCTCCATCAAAGGGGATGATTAATGGCAAAAAAGAAAAGCAAAAAAGACGCTTGTTATCACAAAGTAAAAAGCCGTTACAAGGTATGGCCCTCCGCTTACGCTTCGGGGGCGTTATCAAAGTGCCGCAAAGTAGGGGCAAAAAACTGGGGAAACTCTACTAAAAAAGCTGATGGTGGAATAGTTTCTTCTATAGATAATCCTAAACGTCCACCCACCTCTGGGTACAAAAACGGAGGGTTTATAGCTTCTGGTTGTGGACAGGTAGCAGAGTCAAGACGTAAGACTACAAGGATCTTCTAATGGCGAAGAAAAAGAAAAACTCTTTACGCACATGGTTTGCTCAAAACAAGGGCACTGGGTGGGTAGATTGTAAAACAGGAAAACCTTGTGGTCGTCAAAAGGGAGAGAAGCGTAAAGGATATCCTGCTTGTCGCCCTACTATGGCGCAGTGTACTTCTGCGGCGAAGAAAAAGACTTCGTCAAAACGAATTAGTTGGAAGAATAAAAAGGCTAATGGTGGCTTAGTAAGAGTGTTTTGAAAGGAGAACTCACATGGCTATGAAAAAGAAGAAAGGCTATCGTAACGGTGGCAAAATAAAACCCAAGGGAATGAAAAACGGTGGCAAGGTCAAGCCTAAGGGAATGAAAAACGGTGGCAAGGTCAAGCCCAAGGGAATGAAAAATGGTGGCAAGGTCAAGCCTAAGGGAATGAAAAATGGCGGCAAGGTCAAGCCTAAGGGAATGGCTAAAGGCGGTAGAGTTGGTGGAGCGCAGGTTTCAGGCTCAGGATTCAAAGGAATCTTCTAAACCAAATGCCATATCTACAAAGTAACATCCCTTATTTCAAAGCATGGGTTCGTCGTGAATACACTCATAATCATGAACAGTATCACGGCGAATTTTTGCACGCTATGGTTGTTGCTGTAACCACAATTCCAAATCGGTCTCTTAGTTTTCAAGTTATCTTTACTGGTTGTGAAGCAGAAGGTGAAGAAGAAGACACCGTTCATGGTGGTGCAATGTGGGCAAGAATGCCTATCACAGCACTGGTTGCAGACATCCCGCTCGAAGAGTGGCCTGAACCTATGGCAACACATGATGCGCAGCCTTGGGACTGCTCTTCACATCATCATGCAGTATATACATTAGACAGAGCTACACCATGTCCTTGGTTAGCCAAAATAAACGGTGAGATGTTTCCCGCTAAATATTTGTTCACTGTAGACTACACCAACAGCGAGATTGCAGATGATCCGGCACAACACAAACAAAGCCATGTGATGCAGTTGTTGGACGCAGGAGAATGGACAGGGAACATAGTGGCGTTACCAAATAATCGAGTCAGGGTTACACATCCTGCTTGGTTTGCAGTAGGTGAAGGTGCACCAGACTTCAGACCTTCACAACATATACACTATTCAAAAAGTGATTTAGACTATACACTAGATGTGAATAGAGTGTTTGATAATCTTTATAATCAGGAGGATAACGATGAAGAAGATTAATCCTGAAACGCAACCAGGTTTAGCAGCTTTAAAAAAAGAAAGTCCTGAAACAGTTAAAAAAATGGGTTACATGAAAAAAGGCGGCATGGTCAAAGGTTTTAAAAACGGTGGTGCAGTCGTAGTTAAGACGAACCAGAAACCACATATGAGTTGATGCTATGACAACATCAGGATCAAGAGACTTCAACCTCGATGTAGCAGAGGTTATTGAGGAAGCATACGAAAGATGCGGACTAGAGGTTCGCACGGGTTACGATGCTAAAACAGCACGTAGGTCTATGAACCTGATGTTTGCAGACTGGGCTAACAGAGGTCTTAATTTGTGGACAGTAAAAGAAGCAAACTTCACTGTCACACAAGGCACATCGTCTTATAGTTTAGCTGCTGATGTAGTTGATGTATTGGATGTTGTGGTCAGACGTGACAATACAGACTTTGAGATACAAAGAATAAGTCGTAGTGACTATGCAACACTTCCAAACAAATCAACTCAGGGTAGACCTAGTCAGTATTATTTAGATAGGCAGATTACTCCTGTGATGTATTTGTGGTCTACTCCTGAAAACTCTACGGATCAGGTCCGTTATTATTATGTTCGTAGGATAGAAGATGCAGACACTCTTGTTAATACTACTGATATGCCTTTTCGTTTTTTTCCTTGTATGGTGGCGGGGTTAGCTTACTACATTTCAATGAAACGAGCACCAGATCGTATTCAGATGTTGAAGACTGTGTATGAAGAGGAGTTTCAACGTGCAGCGGACGAGGATCAAGGTCGAACACCTTTGAAGTTGCAGCCTAACTTGAGTTATCTGAGGGTGTAATGTCTTACGCTAGTGGTAGACATGCTTATGGTATATCGGATCGGTCAGGTCGCCGCTACCGTCTTCGTGAGATGAAGACAGAGTGGACTGGCGCAAAAGTCGGTCCTGATGAGTTTGAGCCAAAGCATCCACAGTTGTTTCCACCAAGAGCGTTTCCAGATCCACAAGCACTACGTGGTCCCAGACCAGAGACAGAGTTACCTGAACAAAGATCTATACAACACGGATATAATCCAGTTGGTTTTAGAGACATACCCGGAATAACACCATCAAATAATTTGGTTGCAGAGGGTGGAGTAGGAACAGTAACAATAACTATTTCTGATACTGGTAATGAAGCGGTTAATCCAACAGGAGTTTCTGCAACAGGACAAGTTGGTTCTATTGCTTTTGCACCGAAGTTTGACAGCACATCCATTACGTTAGACTCAACATCAGATACATTTGACGAGGGATAAAATATGGCAAAACAAACAGTGGGTATTGGCTCATCTGC